ATTGAATACGATAGTGCCAATGTTCAGAAAAAATTATCGAATAGAATCGTAGTTCAAACAAATGGAGTTGCTCCAAAACTTCCGACTAAGATTCAAAAGAAGATTAGTAAGTCTTCACACAACTCAAATTACTTTGTTGGTGCAAATGCTTTCCCAGTAGGTATTCAGAACTCTTATTTGGACAATAATGAAGAGTTCTTCTATGTTGCTTCATCTGGTCTTCCAAACTATCCTATTTTTGCTACTGATAACAAGATTTTTGTAAAAACTTCTACTGTAGAAGTTACTGATGGCACTGGTACACCTATTCTTGGTGGAGGATACACTTATACCGTAAGATCTCTAGATCCCCTTAACCAAACAACACCATTTAAGCACAATCTTGTAACTGGTGATAAGATTTATTGGGATAATACAACCTATAGTGGTATTCAAACTGGAGTATACTTTGTAACTAGTGTCAATGAGACGGAATTTCTACTCTCATACAGTGGGTCGGACGTATTTTCTAAAAAATATGTAGCAATTAGGACTAATACTTCTGGACAAGACATTTACAAGTCTGGATGGGAAAATAAAACTCTCAAAAACCAAAAATTACTCAGAAAATTCACTTATACTCCAAAACGTGAATATTTTGATGATCCCAACAAGAGAACTATCAAAAATCGCCCAGTTGGGTTGCTTGCAAATGGTGTAGAACTGTTTCCTGCTACTGTTCTTGATGAACAAATCCACTTTGGTGATATTGCAGACGTAAAAATCACCAATGCTGGTACAGGGTATGATGTTCTTAATGGACCTCCTCTACAAGTCTTCGATCAAACTGGTACGGGGTGTGTTGTACACGCAAACGTTGAAGGTTCTTTTGAAGAAGTAAAACTTATCTCCCCAGGTATTGGATATCAGGAAAAACCAAAGATTACTGTTACTGGTGGTAATGGTTCTGGTGCTGTTCTAGAATCAAACTTTGTTAAAGGTAGAATTATTGCCAATTTCAAGGCAGATGGTACATCTGTTAATGCTTTCTCCGATACTATTGATTTTGAGAATAAGCACAACTTTGAATTGGGAGAAGGAGTTGTTTACGACTCTAAAGGTAACCCAAATATCGGAAATATTGTAAGTGGTGCAACATATTTTGTTGGGCCAGTTTCCGATAAGATCATTAAACTTTATACTGACCCTAAAGATGCAATTTCTGGAATTAACACCGTAAATATTGGTGGTGTTAGTTATGGATTCCATAGCTTGTCTACGGTTGAGTCCAAAAATACAATTACAAAGATTTACGTAAAAAATAAAGGATCGGGATACTCCAATAAGAAAATTTTATTCCCTGCAAGAAAAGATACTGAATCTATTCGATCTGGAGTAAGTACATCTGATAATTTTATCTTTGCTAAGGACCATAATTTCAAAGATGGTGAAATTGTTGAATATGAAACAGATGGAACAGTTATTTCTGGTCTATCTACAACAACTCAGTATTTCGTTAAGTATATTGATAGTGATAGATTCAGATTATGTGATGCTGGAGTAGGAACTAGTAGAACATTCGATAATTATGAGAAAAATAGATTCAGTATTCTAAAGAGTGTTGGTACTGGAAAGCATTGCGTTAAATATCCACCTATCGTAGTTTCTGTTGAGTCTATTTCTGCTATTGGTGCAACTACAGTTGTAAAACCAGAAATTTCATCGGATATTTTAGGATCTATTACTAGTGTCTACCTTGAAGAGGGTGGAATTGGTTACGGTTGTACTAACATTCTAGATTTCCACAGAAGACCTGATGTTGGTGTATCTTCAACAAGATTCCAAGCATTATTACAACCAATTATCATTGGTGGATCTATTGTTGATGTCCAGATTCTTGCATCTGGTGATGGATTTAGAGTTGATTCCGATATTATCATCAATAGTCCAACAGGTGCTTTTGCTGACATCAAACCAATAGTCAGTAATGGTAAAATTACTGGAGTAAGTGTTCTTGATGGTGGTGTAGGTTATGCTGCTAGTGATACCACACTGTTCTTAAGAAATAGAGGTAGAGACGCTAAGTTTATTGCTAATGTCCGTGAGTGGAAAATTAACCAAGTAGTTAAAAATGAAAATATTATTGATCCTGCTGATTCTCTTTTAATTAAACCCAGTACAAACCCAGAGTATCAATTACAAACATACTCAATGTATCCACCTAACCAATTGAGATATCAATTGGGTGATAATATTGATTCGGGTAATCTAGAACTATCGGCAAATGCTACCCACTCACCAATTCTAGGTTTTGCTTATGATGGTAACCCCATATATGGTCCTTATGGGTTCTCAGAATCGACTGGAGGACCTGTTGTACGTCTTAAGAGTGGATATATCCTCGATACTGCAAATAAGGTCAATCTAAGACCTCCTGGCTTCCAGTTAGGATATTTTGTAAATGACTTTAAGTTTGATAATTCTGGTGACCTTGATGAATATGGCGGTAGGAATTGTGTAACTCCACAATTCCCAGATGGAACATATGCATACTTCTATAGTATTGACGTTGACTCTAGTGGAGTTGCTGATCCTAAGTTCCCATACATTTTGGGTAGTAGTTTTAGAGATACTCCTATTGAAGAGAACTTCGTAACCTTCTTCAATCAAGACGTAGATATTGTTTCTAGAAACTTAACTAGAAACATTGGTCCTTATTATCTTTCTGCTGGAAATTCAAAATATGAACTGATTGATAGAGTTGAAGATTCTTACAAACAAGAATTTAGTGTAACTAAAGTTAAAACAGCAGGAATTACTTCGGTTAGTGTTTTTGCCAGGGGTTCTGGATATAAAGTTGATGATAATCTAAACTTAGATAATAAGGGAACTGATGGAACTGGAGCAAATATTGTTGTTGGATCCGTTCTTGGAGCAGAAGTAAACACAATCAAGATTGGTGTTACCACTCTCACTGATGTTGACTTGAGGTTAGTTAATAATAAAATTATTGGTGTAACAACAGTTCCCCATGAGTTCTCTGATGGTGAAACAATTATTCTTTCTGGTATTTCTACTTCCGAATTTACTCAGTTTAACGGAGAGCAGAAGATCAAGGTACAGACAAGAACAACAGGTCTAAATGTTGAACTTGCTGATGTTGGTGCTACTGGCATTACCACATATATTTCAGTTACAGATACTAGAGACTTTGTAGCTGGTGACGTAATTGGTATTGGTACTGAGACTCTTACTATTTTGAATGTAGATAGTGAGTTTGGTAGATTTAGAGTCAACAGAGAATACTATGTTGGTATTGGTATCACACATGCTGTTGGAACTAATAATGTATTCTTAAAACCAAATAAATTTGAATTGGTTGAAGATAAGGACATTAAATTGTCCTATTTGACATATACCAATCAAATGCTCTTCTTTGATCCTACCTTTACTGTAGGTATGGGATCTACTGGAACACATTATGATATCTCTCTGACTGGTTTGGGCCTTTCTGCGGCTAATGAAACGATTGAAAATAGATTCGTACCACAAAGACAGTTATACATTCCCAACCATAAGTTCTACACTGGTCAAAGTCTTGTATATCACATGGGTGTTGGTGGAACATCACTAACATATGCTAAGACCGCTGTTGGATCAACTTCTGGGGTTGGTACAGAAAGACTTGAGAGTGGGGAGACCTACTATGCAGTAAACTTTGGTAATGATTACCTTGGTATATCTACAGTTGGATTCCCAACCGCTGCTGATGCTGTTTGGTGGTATAGTGTTGCAAGTAATATTGGTGCAGCTCACTCAGTAGCAACTAATTTCCCGAAAGTAACTGCTGTTGCTGAGAAATACTTTGGTCAAGTTACTACTAAGACAAATCATAATCTTTCAACCAAAGATGAGATTAAGTTAACTGCTATTCCAACTCAGACAGAGACCGTGGAGTTGAGATTTGATCCAGTTATTGCTAAAGTTACTACTAAGAAAGTTGCTTTTGATCAAACTTCATTTACTGCTGATCTAACTGGTTTTAAAATTAATGATACTAGTTACAATACAGGTGATAAGGTTGTTTTCTATGTTGATAATACAAACATTACTGGATTAGTTCATAATGAAACTTATTTTGTATTGAGAGAATCTCCAGAGTACATCAAACTCTGTAAACATAAAGCAGATGTTGATAGTGGTACTATCGTCAACATTACTAATGTACCTACAGGTAATTATTACTTAGCAAGAGTAAATCCACCATTTGATTTTGTTAGAGGTGATAGAGTTACATTTGATGTTTCTGATGTAAGTCTCAGAAACATGGAACTTAGGTTCTTTGAAGATATTGATTTTGTAAAAGATATTGAGACCTCTGGAAATGTTAATCAGGGATTTAATATCAAGAGAAATGCAGTTACTGGTAATACTGGTGCTACAGTTGAAATTACTACTTCAACCGATTTCCCAAGAAAATGTTATTATCAGGTAATTCCTGTTGTCCCTTCTGATGAAAGAAAACTGAATATTTCTTCAGATAAGGAAGTAAAAGGAAGAAATAATATAACTCTGAATAAGATTGTTCTCGATAATGAACATACTATCGTAAAAGTTGATGATACTACTTTTAATTTCAATCTGAAGAGCAAACCATCTGAACCTCAGATGTTTGTATCGTTGGCTGGTGTTTCTACAATCACTTATGAGACTAGTTCTCGTAGTGCAGTTGGTCCTATTGCTAAACTTAAAGTCAACTTCCCAGGAAAGGGATATAGGAGACTTCCTAGAGTAGTTGATTTTGATACTACGTCTGGTGTAGATGGTGTTGCCAAAATCTTCTCCGAAGAAGTTGGTGAAATTGATACTCTAGAGAGAGTGAAAGATGGATTCGATTATCCTACTGATCCCACACTATTACCATTCCTAAATGTTCCTGCAATTGTAGATGTAAACGGAATTGCAAGAATTGATGAAGTCAGAGTTACTGACGGAGGTAAGAATTACACACAACCACCAAATCTGGCGATTCGTGGAAATGATACTGCTAAACTTGCTGCTCATGTAAGTGGTGGATCTGTATCTAGAGTTGATGTTGTTGCAAATGCATTTGAATTCTACGAACCATTGAGCATTATTACTACAAATAATTCCAATGGTTATGACATTGACCAAATTACACATAGTGGTACAGATGTAACTGTTGAATTGTTACTTGATCCTCAGTTCAATATTCCCATTAGAACTGGATATGGATCTACCGATATTGAATTACCTTTTGCTATTGGTGATAGAGTGTTCATTGAAGGATGTAGATTAAAACCAGATTCTTTTGCTGCTGGTGAACAGAACTTCAACTCCGATATTTACGACTATAATTTCTTTACTGTAACTGGTGTAAACACTGCAAACTTTACAGTTACTTACAGTATGGCTAATGCTCCTGGCATTACTACTGCTCCTTTGGGTTCATATGATGATGATTTTACCTTAGGATACATTGTCAACTACAACGACATGGCTAAGTTTAGCATGAAGTTGATTGATGATGCTAAGTATCTTTCTGGTGAGAAAGTAACTTCAAATAAATTTGAAGGATATGTTGCAGAAAATGGTTGGAATGGTGAGATTAGTCAACTTAGACTCAGAGATACTATTGGTACATTGAGAGAAGGTGATACTTTGGTTGGCGAAGTATCTGAACTGAAGGGTAACGTCAGATATGTAAGTAGGTTTAGTGTTAAAACTAGATTGGGAGTAACTAGAGATAAAATTGAAAAGAATGATCTAGAAACTGGTATTCTTAATGACTTCAGTCAAAGAATATCTGACAACTTCTACTACCAGAAGTTCTCTTATTCAGTTAAGAGTAATCTTGATTATAATACTTGGAAAGAATCCGTAAGATCTATCTTACACCCATCTGGATTCAGAGAGTTCTCCGACTTCCAGCTAGAGAGTGATCCTAAGAAAGATGCTGAGACTTTTGATTTAGTAAGTGTTGGTGTTGCCAAGTCTACCAACATGGCAGTTAAACCAGTCGATACAAAGGTCGATCTTATTGTCAATGTTGACAATGAAATCTTCATGGGAACCAGAGAAAACTTTGCTATGGTTACTGAAGATGATGCATTGACTGATGGAACCGTTCAGAGAATATTCTTCCCAGAAGGTAGACCTATTAAGAGTTACATTCTTAATAAGACAAACAAAGTTCTGAATATTGATGATATTTCTACAGGATTCAATGGTGCTCATGATAGAACTGGTACTCTTGTAGGTTCGACTCAATTTAAGTTGAAGTCTAAAGGAAGTCCTATCTTTAGAGTGTCCTTTGCTTCTTCTAATCCAAATGTAGTTGATCTAACTAATAATATTATTAATTTACCTAATCATAACTTCCAAACTGGTCAAGAGTTGATCTATGACAAACAAGGAGGAGATGGTATTGGTATTGGTACTACAGATCAAATTGTTGGTACAAAAGATATCATTATGACCGCAGTCACCTCTGGTGTTGGTGGCAGTGCAATGTTTGAGAATGGATATAACGTTGAAATTCCTGAGGGTGGAGTTACTGGTACTTCATTGACATCTGGATTCCCAATCGTCACCTTTAAGGTGTTTGGTTTTGGAATGGCTGAAGGTGGTATCCCAGGCATCTCCACTAGGGGTACTGGTGCTAGATTCCAAGTTAAATTTACATATGATGGTCAAGGATCTACCCTTTCTACTAATGTAGTTTTAACCAAGGGTGGTAATGGATACTTTGTTGGAGATACTGTAAGTATTGGTGGTACTTGGTTGGGAGGCGCGTCTCCTGCTAATGACTTATCATTCCCTGTTACTAGAGTTACTGGTACACGCACAGGTATTCAGTCAACGTATACTAATGTTCCATCAACAAATAATAATGCTGGAACTGGTGCTATTTTCAATATCACTAGAGATTCCAACTTAGATGTTGTTGACGTTGAAGTTGTTCAGGGTGGAAGTGGTTATGCACATACTGATGTTATTTCCATTGCAGGTACATATATTGGAGGAGCTACACCTACTGATAATATTTTCCTAACACCAATTCAATTGGGTGGCACAACAATGCCAGATTTGGTTTATGTAAATAAGGTAGATGACTTTAACTTTAAACTTTGTGGTATTCCTACAGGACTTCCACTTAACTTTACGGGATTTGGAACAGGCAATCACGTTCTAAGATATTCCAATCCCAATTTGAATGCTCTGATTATGATTGATAATATCATTCAGACACCAATTAAAAATAAAAAACTGAGTATTGGTATTGGATCTAACTTGGGTCCAAGTGACCAGAGTATTTCTATTACCTCTGGTATTGGTTCAATTGCTAAGAATGACATCATCAAGATTGATGATGAGATGGTGAAGGTCAAATCTATTGGTGACACTACATTTGTCCAATCTAGATTTGCAATCGCAGAAACTACAGTTGATAATAATTTCTATTATGACGTGAAGAGAATGAATTCCGATGTAACTACGGTTGACGATACATTCCCAACTCACGATGACAACCCTCCATATTAAACTATAAATAACAGAAAACCACCTTTCATGTAATGGCTAGACAAGGGATTAATACTGGTACTGCTCCGAATGACGGCACGGGTGATACCCTGCTAGCAGGAACTTTGAAAATTAATGCCAACTTTGAAGATATTTACAATATCTTTGGAGATGGTAATAATTTGGTTAGTTTTGTATCTTTTGCTTCAACTGCTGGGTACTCTACTAATGCGGGTATTGCTAGTACCTCAACTTATGCTGAAGAAGCTTCTAAAGTTTCCGATGATATCAATATCAATACTACTGGAGTTGTTACTTCCAGTTATGCTGATATTGGAAAAATTACTATTCAACAACCAGGGGCCATTACTGATGGTCCTCTTGAGATTGGATATGCAACTACTATGATGAGGATTAGGTCCGATGGTATGGTGGGCATCGGAACCTCTCTCCCTACATCTCAGTTGCAAGTTGCAAGTTTCTCACATGAAAAACCTGCACTTTGGGCAATTACAAAAGGTAATGCACATGGATTGAGAGTATCTTCTCAAGAAGATATTGTAGATAGTGAAACTTTTGTTGTTACTTCTGGTGCTTATGTTGGACTTGGTTCAACTGCTCCGTCATCAAGATTGGATGTAAGAGGTGATGTTCAAGTTAGTGGCATTAGTACTTTCAATGATACCACTCATCTAGCTGCTGATATTACAGAACAAGTTCAAGGTAATTGGAATACTCCATTGACTGCAATTGGAGGAACTCTTACCGTTGATGTGAATCAAGGATCTGTAGTTTTAGGTGGACTTACTACTTCAGTAACTACCTGGGCTTTCACTAATGTAACACAGTTAAATAGTAAGGCCACTACAGTTACGATCATCAATGATGCAGGAACATCATCCACTTATGGGGATGCTGCAATGGTGAACGGAGTATCAATCGCAGGCGGTATTAAATGGGTTGGTGGTAATCCACCTCCATCTACGGCATTAGAAGATATTCTTACTTTTAGTATTATCCGAGATGGTACTGGTCAAACGAGAATCTACTGTAGCAGTACACTAAACATTAGTTGATAAGAGGAGATAAATGCCAAGGACTACACCTGGATCAGGAGCTCTTCTAAGACCATTCTTCACTTCCAATTACGGCGTTCATAGAATTGAAGTGTTGAGTGGAGGCAGTGGTTACGCAAAGACTGACCCACCAAAAATCGAGATCGACGGTACTGTAACACCCACAACAGAAGGTGTTTTTTATCCAATTATCAAAAACAATAGTCAAGGCATCGGAACAATTGCCTCGGTTAGAGTTTTTGTTCCTGGTGTTGGATATTACCCCGTCTTCAGTACTACCACTGCTGCAGATGTGGTGGTGGAAAGAGGTGCTTTTGGATCTATTGCAACAGATCACACCGCTACAGTTGGAGTACACTCTGTATTTACAGGGGACTATAATATTGTAGATGATGATATTTACTTCACTGATGCTCCTTATGGTAAACAAGGTCCAGTAGGTCTTCTAACTGGATCTACTTTTTCTGGAAGATTGTTCTCTAGAAAGTTAGACCCATATGTACCAAAAGATAAGAACCTAGTCCTTGATGACATTTCTCTAGAGTTTACTGGAATTGCTGGTACTCAATTTGAGTTATCTGAAAACCTAGGAATTGTTACTGCACTTTATAATAACGTAAACTTGGGTGTTGATATTAACAACAACCCATTTGTTCTAATCAACAACATTGTTCAAACTCCTGGTTTGGATTTTGAAATTGTAGGAACTGACAGTAATAAAATTAATTTTTTAAGTGGTGTACCTAGAGCTGGTAGAATTGTAAAAGTTGGTCTTGAAACGGGTGCTGGATATTATACCCCATTAAAAGCATCTGCTGTTGCTGGAATTGGAACAACTGGTACTTTAGAAATTGCAAAACTAACTGGAAGAGGTCAAGGATATAGAACTCCTCCAGAAATCACTGTGAGATCTTCTGTTGGTTATGGTGCAAGTGTTGTTGCTGTTCTTGGAACGAATGAAGGAACTACAATCGGTATTACTACAGCACAATACAATATGTTTACTGGAATTGCTACATTCCAGACAAACGGTGCTCATGGATTTGCTAAGGATGAAAGAGTAAGGATTACTGGAGCTGGATTTACATTCAGTCCATTATCTCCTAACAGAAATATCAATACCTTTGGGTATGATTACCTTACTGGCATTGCAACGGTAAATGTTACTGGTGGTCACTATATTGGAACGGGTACAAATTCCAATAAACATCTTCTAGTTACTCAAGTACAAGTTTCTGATGGTATTAGTACATATACTTTCAGGGAAGATGCATATCCTATTGTTGATGTATCTGGTCCAAATGACGTAAACATTGATGTTGGTGTTGGTACACAGCCACTAACTTATGTAAGTGGTGGTCTTGTTCGTGCTGGTGTTGATACAAATATTCTTGAAGCTGTAAATGAAGTTGGATTTGATATTCTAGGTGTCACTACGAATACTTTCAGAGTCTTTGTTGGTGTTAGTACCTTTAATCATGATTATGTTACTGGTGGTGTAGTAGAAAGAACTCAGGCTGGTATTGTTACTGCACTGAATATTGTTTCTGGTGGTCAAGATTACTTTACAACTAAGAAAGTTGCATGGATTGAAAATACTCCCTCAGATGGTATTACAACTGTAACTATTCATGGTAAAAAACTTAGTGATTCTCTTGGAATTGCTAATGTTTACTATACTGCTTCTACTGGTATTGCAACCATTCAAGCACAAGCAAATCATGGAATGTCGGTTAATGATGTTGTAAAATTAACTGGAATTGGATTTAGTACACCAGCTGGAAATATTACTTTACCTCCAGAAGGTAAAAATCAATTCTTTGCAGTCAAGTCAACTCCAAGTACGATTGATTACACTGTAGATCTTGGTATTCGTTCTGGAATCCATACCCATCAGGCTGTTGGAATGGGTTCTTACATTAAGTATGAAAATCATGGTTTAGTGACTGACGATTTTGTAACCGTGACTGGAATTGCTGTTACTTTTGCAAGTGCTCCTGGTGTTGAAATTACCAACGTTGTTTATGACAACACCTCTGGTATTGCTACTTTTACTACAAAGAATAGTCACAATCTTGATTTGGATGATTGTGTTGTATTGAGTGGAATTGCATTTACTTGTGATTATTCTCCATCTTTAGGAATTAGTACCGTTGCATATGATAATACAACGGGTGTAATGACCGTTACTACAGCTGCTCCTCATGGATATACCGTTGGTGGAAAAGCTGGAACAGTAGTATTGACTGGATTAGGGTTTACATGTCAATTAGACAATGGTGCTAGAACCCATTATTACCCAAGAAGAAGATCTTCTACATTTGACACGTCAGTACCTATTGTTTCCGTAGGTGCTACGACAATTACAGTTGATGTTGGGTATGCTGGAGCAAGAGATCAGTATCCACACACCTTTGTAACCGCAGAAACTGGTGCAGTAATCACTGGAGGTGCATATGATCATACGTTTGTACGGTCTGTAGAGGGTGCATTACGTAATGGAGGTGATTTCCCCCATGCCTTCGTCACATCGATCTCTGAATCGATTTTCAGTGGAGGTAACTATGCACACACATATACCGAATCATCAGAAGAAGCAATAATTGTTGGTGGTGGATATAATCATACTTTTGTTTCTCCAGCTGATGATGATTGTATTAACGTAGTTGGTGGTGGTACTACTACACCTACACATGCTGACTATAATCCAAATTCTGGAGATCTTACTTTAACAGTTGTTGGTCATGGTCTTAGTGGTCCCACACAACATACTGTAACTGATGCAGAATACACACCAAATACTGGTAAATTAACATTAACCCTTCCTACTCACGGATTCTTGGTTGGTGATTCTGTTAGAATTGCACAAGGTGGAATCACTTTCACTTGTGCTATGGATAATCATGCCACAAACCATCCATATCCTCGTGCAAATGATCCTGCAAATGGTCAGTGGTTGGGAATTGCTGCTACAACAACGAATACATTTGATGTTTATGTTGGTGTTACTAGCACAAAATACTTTGATGTAAGTGGAGCAGATTATACTCCTTCTACTGGTATCATGACCATGACCGTTGGTCCTCATGAATTACCAACTGGTACAAGTATTAAGATTGCTGCAAATTCCCTCACATTTAGTTGTGGTCTTGATCAATATGGTTCAAATAAGACCTATCCACGTACAACAGACCCAGCATATGAGTCTGCACTATCAATTGTGGGTGTTGGATCTACTACATTCTCAGTAAACGTAGGACCAAGTACAATTGTTCCTTTTGATGTTGCTTTTGCACATTATACCCCAACCACGGGTATTATGACTTGTGCATTGACTGTCATCCATGGTCTACAAGTTGGCCAGAGTATTCGCATTAAGAATGAATCTCTTGGATTCAAGTGTAACAAAAATGCATATACAACAACTCACTTCTATCCAAGACCTTCTGACCCATATTACAACACTGCTGTTCCTATTGTAGGTGCTGCAGGAACTCTACTTACTCTACAAGTTGGTCCAAGTA